CCCTGTAAATATATGAATGACATTGACTTCTCACACAAACAATTCAACGGTATCACTGTGGCAGCCGATTGGATAAGAGACTTAGAAGCATCTGACAGCCGACTGCACAAAGAGCGGGTGATCGAAAAAGCCTTGATGGCGGCAAAACTAGGCAGTGCCAATGCGCAGTGTTTTCTGTTCAATTGCTACCAAGCATACAATCCCTATTACACATTCCATGTTCGACAAGTGCCCGAGAGCAAAGGCATTGAGCATGCGGAAAATCCCTGGCCTGTGTTCTGGGGACTGCTGGAAGGCCTGCGCACACGATCATTCTCTGGACATCGTGCCCGAGATGCTATCTTGGAAACAATGAAACGCTTTGACAGTTTGGAGTGGAACAATCTCTGCAGACGTGTGCTGATCAAAGACCTGAGATGTGGCATCTCAGAAAAGACCTTGAACAAAGTGCTGGGCCGAACAGAGTGGCGTATTCCTGTGTTCACCTGTCAGTTGGCACAAGACTCAACTGACCAGCCCAAGAAGTTGAAAGGCATCAAACGCCTGGAGTGCAAACTGGACGGTGTACGTGTGTTGGCTGTGGTGCAAGGCTCAGATGTCACATTGTACAGCCGTAATGGCAAACAGTTTGAAAACTTTCCGCAGATTGTGCAAGCCATAGAAGACAATCGCAAGGCATTTTTTAATATTCCCCTTGTTGGCCGTTTTGTATTAGACGGTGAGATTGTGGGCGAGAGTTTTCAAAAGTTGATGAAACAAGCACATCGCAAATCAGACGCTGTCACAGACGGCATGGTATATCATGTGTTTGACATCATACCGCTTGACAGTTTTGTTGAAGGGCACTACAACGCACAACAACACAAACGCATTGAGATGTTGGAACGTGTACGTGCCTTGTTGCCAGAAAATGGTCCTTTGCAGATCATGAATGGCCTAGATGTGGACTTGGACACAGCCGAAGGACATGACATCATGCAACGCTATGCCGAAGCCGCTGTGGAAGGTGGATTTGAAGGCATCATGATCAAGAGCATGGATGCACCTTACCTGTGCAAACGCACTGATTACTGGATGAAATATAAGCCAGTTCATGATTACGATCTTACTGTAATTGCAGTAGAAGAAGGAACAGGCAAAAACACAGGACGCATGGGTGCGTTGGTGTGCGAAGGTCAAGACCAAGACAAGTTTATCCGAGTCAATGTCGGTAGTGGTTTCTCAGATGTAGAGCGGCAGGACTACTGGGACAACAGAGAAAAAGTTATTGGACAAACCGTTGTGATTCTCTGTGATGCTATTACACAGAACCAGGATGGTGGTTATAGCCTACGATTTCCCCGCTTTAAGACATTCAGGAACGACAAATAAACTTTTGATATTCTACTAAAATTGATTCTAATCGTTCAGTAGATAACTGATACCAACCTTGGTTTAATCCTAACATAGAATCAATTTTATGTCGTTCATTTTTAGTTAGCGTATCTCGTATCTTGTGTATCTGTATAACAACCGGGCGAAGTCTTTTTTTACGATTAGTTTCGGCTATTTTTTGATTAGACTGTTTGTTTATATCAGACCCACAGTTGTCAAAATGCCAACGAGTCATAGCAGAAATGCCGCCTGTTTGCCCGCAATGCGGACAAGTGACTGCTGGCTTTGGTTTCCGCTTCTTGTCTTTGATATATTCGGGCTGGGGCTTGCCTTTGTTTCCTGGTGCCACTCCAGTTCTGGCCTTTGATGATGCCGCAGGGTCAATTGATTTGCTGTCGGACGCATTTAAAAAATCGATACGCTCAATAACATTTAACCGTTTTAGGACTTTATGTTCCCATAATCTTGCCTTCGAAACTTTATTTTCTCCGTTAAACACTTGACGGATTTGTATAACATCTGGAGCACCGTGAATTTTGATGTATTCAGACACTCTTACGCTTGATGTAAAATAGTCTTTCCAGAAATTCAATGGATGGCAATTTTTGGCGTATCTAACCCCATAATAGTTCATGTTGGTCTTAGACCAACGTATAAGATAAGTGTATGGCGAGTGCTCTGACTCGTTATAAATAGACATGCTGATTGCTCCTTTATAGCATTAGAGTAGTTGGGAATTCCACTTCCGCGAACTACACTTTTATTTATTGTAGATTGACAAATAAATCTATATCGTATATAATACAGCATGAGTAAAAAAATTCGCATGTTTTCATATGGCATGAACACCAACTTGGACCAAATGGCTGCCCGATGCCCGGGTGCTGTTTGTCTGGGTCCAGCATGGATCAACGACTATGCCTTGGTGTTTCGCCATTATGCTGATATTGAACCTGTGGCAGGCGACTGGTGCGATGGCGTGCTGTGGGAAATCACAGAAGACAACCTAGTGGCTCTAGATGCCTTGGAAGGCTATCCTTGGCACTACACCCGATTCTCAGTCATGGTGCATACTGACCGCGGATCAGATATTGCACTAGTTTATCAAATGGTGGACCAGTCTTTTGAAGAAGCCCCCAGCACCCACTACTACAACATGGTCACAGAAGGTTATGTGCAAAACAGTGTGCCAGTGGATCAACTGATTGCCACAATGGAGTTATCATGATCAATCTAAACTTTAACGTATACAATCCATTGAGCAATACCTGGACCATTCTTTGGAACAAGAGCAGATTCATTGGCAAGAACAAGGCTGTGGAATTCAATGGGTATCGCACCAATCACATCATCAATGTGGATCTTCAATTCAAACCAGTGGGCGACCACGGTGGCGCTAGAATCATGCTTGGTGTATTTGGGTTTGATATTGAACTACACTTTTACGACTGCCGTCACTGGAACTACAAAACCAAGACCTGGGAAGTGCATTTATGACCAAAAAAATCTACTACGAAAAACGTGGACGCAGGTATGTGCCTGTGAGTGAATACGACAGTGAGTACCTGGACAGTTTCTCCAAGGGCACACACATTGTGATGTGCTACCCAGGCGGGCAAAGTCGCCGGTACAACATTGAGCCCAACTACGCCGCAATGATTGCGGCAGGCCGTGTGGCCGAAGACGCCATCTGCGACGCCATGCGTAAAGCCAGTGAAATGCGTCCGCAACGAACTCCGATTACTCCCGGACAGAAGAAGGCCTGGGAAAAGTTGGCCCGAGAGTTTGGAGATGAATTATGTCCGTTGACCTATGGTAGTGCCAGAGATCATGCCGAAGCCGGCGTCCAGGCCATGCAAGCGGAAGCAGACAAACTCATGACCAATCCTGCTGTGCAACTGGCCTACGAGCAGTTTCTCCTGGTGTGTGAATTGACCAAGAAAAACATTGACAACGCCTGATTCGCATAGTATAATCGCTGTGCATGATCAAGGAGATTGGGTTGTCTTCTGGGCATAACGGGAGAGAGATCTGTAAACCGGTCCTGTTGTGTGCCGTGGCATCGAAGACGGAAATCCCGTAGGATGAGACACTGCCTAGGCCTGGCAACAGGTCAAAACACTGGCTGGTACCCAGTGGAGTATGCCTTGTAGTTTAAACAGTGTAAAGGATAGCAATGTCTGTTGAAATTGAAACCTCTGCGTTGAGTATGTTTGAATCCCTTGACTCTCTTAGATCAACGCCCTTGGTCATGCACCGTATTCAAGTGGAACTGCATGATGTCAAGACATGGTATGCAGTTATTCGCGAACTAAATCAAGTGCATGGTATGGGTAATTGGAAAGGTCAAAGCCATGTCAAACGCCGATTAGAAAACATAATATGGAATCCTGACCAGGCTGTACGTGTTTGGTTCGATGTGCCTGATCCTGCCATTGCATCTTGGTTGGCCGTTAAACTAGCAGTCCAAGTCAAACTGGTACCCAATAAATAAATCTATGTTCCTTAGTTATTTTACATTATTCACCGCCTTGTCATTGAGCGTGGTTGCGGCCTGGTACAGTATACTGGGTCTTACTGCTATTTTTGCAAGTGCAGTCATTCCCATTATCATCATGGGTGGTATCTTGGAAGTGGCCAAGGTCACTGTCACAGTGTGGTTGCATGAATACTGGCAGCGTTGTCGATGGCTGATGAAGTGTTATTTGGTGCCAGCAGTGTTCATGCTCATGGTGATAACATCAATGGGCATCTTTGGTTTCCTATCCAAAGCACACACAGATCAAAGTCTGGTGTCAGGCGATGTGCAGGCCAAGATCGCAATATATGACGAAAAGATTAAGATAGCAAAGGACAACATAGATGCAAACCGCAAAGCACTTAAACAAATGGATGAGGCTGTGGACCAAGTTATGGGCCGAAGCACAGATGAAAAAGGTGCTGACAAAGCAGTTTCGCTACGCAGAGCGCAGGCCAAAGAACGCAATCGACTGCTTGCCGAAATTGCAGCCGAGCAGAAAAAGATTACTGTCATTAGTGAAGAACGAGCCCCTATTGCTGCCGAGGTACGCAAGGTGGAGGCCGAAGTCGGTCCGATCAAATACATAGCGGCTTTTATCTACGGAGACGACCCCGACAGCAATCTACTAGAACGTGCTGTGCGTTGGGTCATCATCATACTTGTTGTGGTGTTTGATCCGCTAGCCATCATGATGGTATTGGCAGCCACAGAGAGCATGAAATGGGAGCGTGAGCGTAGATTGCAACCTACGTATGCCCCCGACGACGGGCCGCTTACTGATCAACAAGTCGAACAACTACGTGCAACAGCACAACCAGAACTGCCCACAGCAGATATTGTAGAAACAAGCAAGCTGTTTGACGACCCAGGAGAACATCCTGCAGACACCTTTGATCATGAACTTGAAACAACCAAAGCAGTTGACCCACATCCACCAGGTTGGATGTTTGGTGATTCTCAATCCAATCATCTCAATAAACAACATGTAGCCAAAGTTATTGCTGAGTTTGAACAACTTCGAGCACAGCCAGTAGAATTCAACCAGGATTATTTGAATACATTAACGCAAGATGTTGAGTCGGAAGAAGACAACAATCCAGATGTCAAGGCAGCAATCAAACAGTGGAAAGCAGAAAATCCTGACAAAACAATTAAAGAAGAACGTGCCAAGTTGGCTGCTGGCCGAATTCAAGAATTGCCCTGGATGGGACTAGCGGCCGACAATGACTTGGCTCGAGAACACACATCGGGATTTGGCATTTCTTTTCCCGCCGCTCCAATTAAAGGCGATACGTTTATGCGTGTGGACCAAATGCCCAATGTGCTATACAAGTTCAATGGTCACCACTGGATTATTGTGGACAAAACGCTAACAGATAACTACACATACGACGATGCATATATTGAGCATTTGATTGCCAAACTCACCAGTGGTGAATATGATCCAGACATGTTGAGTGATGCAGAAGCTGATGCAATTGCACGTCGTGTAAAATCAATCACAATATGAAATCATCAGAGACCTTAGACAATTGTAGTTTTTGCGGCAAGCACAAAGATTCAGTGGCCAAATTAATTGTGGGAGCAGATGTGTCAATCTGCAACGAGTGTGTGGATCTGTGCCAAACCCTGCTGAAAGATGAGCTGCCAATCAAAGCCAAAGAGATAACCGATGATACTCTTGATCCTAGAGCCATCAAAGAGCACTTGGATCAGTATGTTATTGGACAAAGTCATGCCAAAATTATGTTAAGTGTGGCCATTGCCAATCACTACAAACGCATTGCCAATGCTGATTCAGGCGTGGAGATTGAAAAAGCCAACATACTCATGCTGGGTCCCACAGGCTCGGGCAAAACATTGTTGGCACGTACTGTGGCACGTTATTTGGATGTGCCGTTTGTGATTGCTGATGCCACGAGTCTTACTGAAGCAGGTTATGTGGGCGATGATGTTGAAAGTTTGATCACACGCTTGTACACAGCCGCAGGTGGTGATGTAGACAAGACACAGCGTGGCATTGTGTTCATTGATGAAATTGACAAGATCAGCCGCCGCAGCGAAAGTGCCAGTATAACTCGAGATGTGTCAGGAGAAGGTGTGCAACAAGCCCTGCTCAAACTGGTAGAAGGCACCAAGTGTAGAATTACCCCACAAGGTGGTCGCAAACATCCAGCAGGTGACACAATAGAAATTGACACAGCTAACATACTATTCATTGCTGGTGGGGCATTTGTGGGCCTGGACAAAATTGTAAAGAGTCGTGTCAAAGGCACCAGCATTGGATTCAATGCCAGAGTGTCAGAAGATCGAGATAATAACCACTTGGATCAAACCACTCCCGAAGATTTGATCAAGTTTGGTATGATTCCAGAATTTGTGGGACGTTTTCCCAGTTGGGTCGCCCTGAGTGAACTTACCAAGCCTGATTTGATTCGCATCCTGCAAGATATCAAACACAGTTATGTCAGTCAGTATCAGTGGATTTTCAAACGCGACAACGTAAATTTAGAGTTCAGTGCTGACAGCCTGGATCTCATTGCAGAACGCACCATGGCCAACAAAACAGGGGCTCGTGGTCTACATAGTGAACTCGAACGGGTGTTGTTGCCACACATGTACGATTTGACTCGCTATCGCAAAGGCGGAATCCAGACCCTAAATATCAACACTGACCTGGTAAATAATCCTGAATCACTTCGGGAAATAAATGACCAAACCACACGCTAGATCAGTCATAGTACAAGACAACAACATTGAAAAAGCCCTGCGCAAGTTCAAGAAAAAAGTACAGAATTCTGGCATACTGAATGATGTTAGAGAACGTGAATTCTACATCAAGCCCACAACTGAGAGAAAACTCAAACATAGTGCAGCCAAAAATCGCTGGCGCAAACAACTAGAAGCCCAACAACTCCCTCCCCGCACACACTGAAATTATTTTAATCTACGGAGAACCCACGCTTGAGTCATTTTTAGTTTAGTCTCTTCGCTTTTTGCTTTTCCTTTGAGTGCAGTTGATCTTTTTAATTTCTCCTCAGCAGTCATCGGAACTCCTTTTTTAGATATAGACATTTTAATTTTAGTGTCAATACTTTTCTTTACTCCAACACGAGATTGCGACATTTTTAATTTTGTGTTTGCTGACAGCACTCTGCCTTTCTGACTCCCGCCATCTCCTAATTCGGGTTTTAAATTTGCCCAAGCAGAATCAGACACAACATTCCATAAATTGCTATAGTATTGCCCCCAATACTCTAGTTCAGCCCTGCTAGAACATTCTTTAAGTACGTCTGTGGTGACAATGTTGCCGTGAGTCTTAAGGTGATTTAACCAGTAAGTTCCAGATCCCTTGTATTTGAAAGGGTCAGACTGTTTGGTTTGGCCTAAATATTGTAAACCCGTAATACAATGAGTTTTTTTGTATAAGAAAAACATATGATACTCCAATAAGTAAAAAAGGGCTATCTGTGTATTGGCACAGAAAAGATGATCAGTCTGTTCGCCCAAAAAATATTTATCTTTATTTCTATTTCTGTTATACTAAATAATATTGTAAAGCGCCGATAGTCGGGCTTTACAATAGTCATAATCGCTTAATAAAGGAGAAAACAATGACAAAAACTCTAACCCTTCGCAGTTTCGATATTCCTGCGATTCACAAATTTGGTATCGGCTTCGACAACCTGTTTGATGATCTCATGCGTGTAAACGCCCAACAAGGCAACACCAACTATCCACCCTATGACATTGTGCAAATCAGCGATGACGAGTACATGATTGCCGTGGCTGTGGCCGGGTTTGGACACGACAATTTGACTGTGACCAAGAACAAAAATACCCT